ACCGGGCAAGTGGTACTGACGGCAGCTGAGCAACGCCTTTTCAGCAGGTTGGTAATCGGAGCGATTGCGGACGTGAACGGAACGGCCAAAATAATCCCAATCGATTCCATTGAATTGCCGCCAAACCCAGAGGTGTTCCCGCAATAACCGCGCTATAATCCTCCTGACCAGGGGGAATCATGTCACATAATCTCGCAGACTTACCCAAATCTGAAATGGACAAAATCAACGTTGACTTAGCAGCTGGAGCTGTTGCGTTCAAAGAGCGATACAATCAGCCGGTAGTCGCTGAAATCGTTGAGCGTGGGCAGCCTGAGCATCTGCGTGAATACTTCAGGGAACGCTTAGCGCATCACAGAGCGAAGAAGGCGACATTGGGTAAAATGGAGCCAGAACAACCTAAATAGGGATTAATGATGCAAGGGAAATTCATAAGAATCGATCATGAGTTTGGCTACTTCCTTGAGCCTGAAAAGTATGCTCCTCTTCTCCATATAAAAGATGAGTCATCGGTTACTCTTAAATTAAGTTTAATCATCGAAAACTTCCTATCTGTTTACATCATTAATATCAGGAAGCCAGGAACAGAAAGATACGTAAAAGATGAGCGTTATTTTCTGCCTAAAGTTGATGTGTGCGTTGCCCTAGGACTTCCTATTTCTATAGCTAACTCTGTCAGTGAGTTAAACAGGCTAAGGAACAAGTTTGCCCATAAATTAGACTACGAGCTAACAACCCCTGATATTGATTCTTTCCTCAAAAGCATAGACGAAATAAGCAAGGAAGACGTGAACCAAAACGAACTTTACACAAGTTCAATTGATTCAATATTTTCAAATGGAATCAACGGATTGCAGCTAATGAAAAATATTCCTTTCGCATCTTCAGAGCGAGAAATCAGAATGAGGAAAATTATTTCAGGAACATACTTGCTTGCCAATAAATGCGCATTTCATCTCATAAATGAAATGCATGGAAGAGGGACTTTAAAAACAACACGAATCGATCCCTAAGTTAAGCCATAAATAAACAGCCTCGCATATGCGGGGCTTTTTTACGCCTGGAGAAAGCCATGCGTCACATCATTCGCGGCAATCCGACGCCGCAAGAAAAACAGGCAGCCGAAACCGCGCTGAGCTGCCACCAGCAAAAATACGGCGATTATGCCCGGCGCAAGAACAGCGAGACGTACCAGGTGCGCGTCGCTGGCCGTAACTACGCCATCGAGGTGATGAACCGGAAAGCGTCATACGTGGCAACGGTCATGAATCACCATCGTTCACTTTCGAAAATATGCGGGGTACCGGCCTGATGTATCAGCTCATCTATGCAGATCCGCCGTGGCAATACAGCAACAAAATCAGCAACGGCGCCGCCGACGACCATTACAGCACCATGACGCTCGAAGATATTAAGCGCCTGCCGGTCTGGTCAATCGCCGCCGATAACGCGGTCCTTGCGATGTGGTACACCGGCAATTTCGCCGCGGAGGCCGTTGAGTTGGCGCAGGCGTGGGGCTTCAAGGTTAAGACCATGAAGGGCTTCACATGGGTCAAGCTTTACGAACAGGCGCGCGGTCGCATAGAACGGGCGCTGGCAGATCAAACCATGCTCGACTTTGAAGATTTTCTGGATGCGCTGAGTGCTGAAACGGTGATGAACGGAGGTAATTACACGCGCGGCAACAGCGAGGACGTTCTGATCGCCACCCGCGGAGCCGGGCTTGAGCGTGTCAGCGCCAGCGTTAAGCAAGTCGTCCACAGTTGCCGCGGCGAGCACAGCGAGAAGCCTGCCGAGGTGCGGTTTCGTCTGGAAGAGCTGTATGGATCAGTCACCCGCATTGAGTTGTTCAGCCGCGGTGACGCAGCTGCTTGGCATCACTGGGGTAATGAAAACCCATTCAACGATATCGAGCTGGTACCGGCAACATTCACCACGATCCCTCCAGCGCGCAATTCTCGCGTGAAAGTACTGTCAGGTCATTATCTGGCTGTTTCTGCTGGCGCGTTACAACAAAGCCAACCGCAAAATATTCCAGAAATTATTCCGATGCCGGAAATCAACAACCAAGTATGGCCAGCGGAAGTGCATTACCTCTTTGATCAGGTGGCTGAGTCTTCAAACCTCGCCACGCACCTGGCAAACAAACTGCGTCACCACATCAATCGCCTGAAAATGGACGGCCTGCCAACGGCTGAAATCATTCAAACCGCTGGCACACTGGCCCGCGCAATGGGAGCAACAGCATGAAAGAAATCATCGTAGACAATTTTGCGGGCGGCGGCGGTGCGAGTACCGGTATTGAAATGGCAACGGGTCGCAGCGTGGATATCGCGATCAACCATGACGAGAACGCGATCGCCATGCACAGCACCAATCATCCTGAAACTCTTCACTATTGCGAATCAGTGTTTGATGTTGACCCTATCGCGGCAACCGCTGGGCGTCCTGTCGGTCTGGCATGGTTCAGCCCGGATTGCCGTCACTTCAGTAAAGCGAAGGGCAGCAAACCGGTGAAAAAAGAAATCCGTGGTCTGGCCTGGATTGTGATCCGCTGGGCACTGGCGAAGCGCCCGCGGGTGATGATGCTTGAGAACGTCGAAGAATTTAAAACGTGGGGTCCGCTGCTGACCGCAGAAGACGGCACAGAACATCCGGATCCGGCACGCGCTGGCGAAACATTTGCTGCATTCATCGGCATGCTAACAACCGGCATTGCAGCTGATCATCCGGCCATCACCGAATGCTGTGAAGTGCTGAACATCGATGTGAACAGCGACGATGTCCGCCGACTGGTTGCCGGGCTTGGCTACGTAGTCGATCACCGCGAGTTACGTGCCTGCGACTTCGGTGCGCCGACCATCCGCCGCCGCTTCTTCATGGTGATGCGCTGCGACGGTCAACCTGTTGAGTGGCCAGTAGCGAGCCACGGGGATCCTAAATCACTGGACGTTCAGAGCGGTAAGCTTGCGCCGTGGCGAACCGCCGCCGAGTGTATCGACTGGTCAATTCCATGCCCGAGCATCTTCGACCGCAAAAAGCCGCTGGCAGAGAACACCCTCAAGCGTATCGCGCGCGGCATCCAGCGCTTTGTGATCGACAACCCGACTCCTTTTATCGTGAAGTGCAATCACACCAGCACTAAAACCAGTTATGACTGCTTCCGTGGCCAGCCGTTGGATGAGCCTCTGCAGACGATCACTAAAACTCATGGTTATGCGGTCGTGGAGCCTAAATTCTCCCCGCACATCACCAAATTCCGCACCGGTGCGACTGGCCAGGAAGTTCATGAACCATTGCCGACGATCACCGCAGGCAGTTCAGAAAGACCGGGCGGAAATGGGCATGCTCTGGGCATGGTTGAAGCAACCCTGTCACCTTTCATTGCTGGCGCTGGTGGTTCCGAGTATCAGGGCAAACCGCGTGCAGCAGATGTTCCGCTTCACACAGTGATGAAAGAATCCCACTCTGCGCTGATCGCTCCGGTTATTGCCCGGATCGGACAAACCGGTTTCGGCGGTGACCGCATGGCGTATGCAGCTGGCAAGCCATTGACCACTGTAACCAGCAAAGCAGAACACCTGTTGGTGGCTCCGGTGATCGCCCGGCAGTTTGGCAACAGTGTTGGACACGCTGCTGATGAGCCAAACGGCACTATCACGGCGGGCGGTGGCGGCAAAAGTCAGTTATGCACGGCTTTCCTCGCGAAACACTTCGGCGGTAACTACACCGGTGCTGGCGCGGCGATGGATGCACCAGCTCACACCGTTACCACCACCGATCATCATGCGCTGGTCACATCCAATCTGATTAAGTTGCGTGGCACCTGCAAAGACGGCCAGCCCGTCACTCAACCAGCCCCAACCATCACGGCCGGCGGCCTGCATATCGGTGAGGTTCGCGCTTTCCTGCTCAAGTATTACGGCAACGAAAAAGAAGGCGTCAGTCTGGACGAATCCCTGCACACGGTCACCACCAATGACCGGTTTGGCCTGGTCACGGTCGAGGGTGTGGATTATCAGATCGTGGATATCGGCATGCGCATGCTGCAACCGCATGAGCTTTACACGGCGCAGGGTTTCCCTCGCTGGTACATCATCGATCAGGACTATCGTGGCAAGACATACGCCAAAGATAAGCAGGTCGCGCGTTGTGGTAACGCCGTACCGCCACCGTTCGCTGAAGCGCTGGTGCGCGCCAACCTGCCGGAAATGTGCGCCAGCAAAGAGGTAGCAGCTTAAGGAACAGAAATGTGAACGAAGCCGAGCGAAACGCCCTGCGCTCCGCTGCGCGGAGATGCAACGAAGAACTTCACCAGGCCGTCGCGGCCAACCCCAAAACACCATTCGATAAACTTTCCGGCCCGATCATCAAACGCCACTATCAGCCCATCAAACCGATCTACCGACTGGTCGATTTCCTGTGGACGATTGGCGTGCTCAACGGCCAATTTGAAGAGAGGTAGCCTTTTGGACAGATACGGGCTCACAAAGGCGGAGGCAGCCCAGTTTATGGGCCTGTCGCTGCCCACGCTGACCAAATGGGTCAGAGATGGCCGCGTTCACGCCGAGCGCAAGGATCCATCGAAACCAAAGTCCCCTTACATCTTCACCCGGCAAGCATGTATTGCCGCACTGAATAAACCGATCAACACTGTCGCCGTGAGTGAGGGTGACATGCTCGAGGAAAAAACATGTCCATCTTCCGTAGAGGTAACATCTGGTACGCGAGCTTCTCGCTGCCGGGTGGGCAAAGACTTAAAGAATCTCTTGGGACAGCGAACAAGAGGGAGGCACAGGAGCTGCACGACAAAAGAAAATCAGAGCTCTGGCGAATAGACCGGCTCGGCGATTTTCCTGACGTCACTTTTGAAGAGGCTTGTTTGAGGTGGTTAGAAGAACGAGCTGAGAAAAAATCTCTGGATGATGACAAAAGCCGGATGGGATTCTGGCTGATGCATTTTGAAGGGGTGAAATTGAAAGATATTACCGAAGCCAAAATCTACACTGCGATCAGCAAAATTGTTAACCGCCGGGCAGCGGAAAACCATCGTTTGCATTCTCAGTCTTTGGCGAAGAAAGGGATTGAAGCGCCAAAGTATGAGCGCCAGACGGTCAGCACTGCCACCAAGGCAAAACACCTTGCCTTGATGAAGTCGCTGCTTCGCGCCGCAGAACGAGATTGGAAATGGCTGGAAAAAGCGCCAGTGATAAAAGTCCCACAGGCAAAAAATAAGCGCGTCAGATGGCTCGAACCAAATGAAGCGCAACGCCTGGTTGATGAATGTCCTGAACCTTTAAAGTCGACGGTGATTTTTGCGCTGGTTACCGGCCTGCGCAGATCCAACATCGTTAATCTCGAATGGCAGCAAATCGACATGCAGCGAAAGGTCGCATGGATACACCCAGAAGAAAGCAAGTCAGGCAAAGCTATTGGCGTAGCCTTGAATGATACCGCCTGCAAAGTGTTACGTGAACAGATTGGCAACCATCAAAAATGGGTATTTGTTCACACCACGGCAAGCAAGCGTTCTGACGGGTCAGTAACCGCGGCAGTTAGGAAATTGCGTGTCGATTCGAATACGGCGTGGCGTTTGGCGCTGAAGCGCGCCGGGATCGAAAACTTCCGTTTTCACGACCTGAGACACACATGGGCAAGTTGGCTGATTCAGGCTGGTGTCCCGCTGTCAGTTCTTCAGGAAATGGGCGGCTGGGAGTCGATCGAGATGGTACGGCGATACGCGCATCTGGCGCCGAATCATTTAACGGAGCACGCGAAGCAGATAGACGCTATTTTTGGGGTTTCTGTCCCAAATCTGTCCCACTCGCAAATTTCGGAGGGAACGACTGACAGTTAAGTGATTGTTTTTGAATGGTACGCCCTACAGGGCTCGAACCTGTGACCTACGGCTTAGAAGGCCGTTGCT